CCAAACATTCGGGAGCTCACTTCTTTTTCTAGCAACATAGTCGTCAATAACTTGAGGTATAACAACCTGCTCCCATACATCTACGCTATTTGCTACAAGTGTACCGTCAGGTGCAAAATATTCACCACCTTGTACGTCTACAGTATAACCTTCTTGTAAAGCAAGACTTGTGTAATGTATATTGTTGTTTGATAACACCCAATCTTCTAAAGGATTATATCCGTATGGTTCTGATATACGTTGAGCTACCCCGACGTTAAAACTAAAACGGTCATTTACATTAAGCCTCAATCTCTGAGATCCTTCAAAGTATTCTACATCAGCAAAACCGTCTTGCAGGTATTCAGCTTTAGCTATCCAGTTTTTAGCTACATATCGTAAGAAATAATCTTGATCTAAAAAGTTTCTACCCTGCTGTCTGCGCCAGTCAGCTTCAAACAAAAACTCAAATCCTTTTACTCTACCTATAGTAGCAGCATCACTGTATGATTTTTCTGTACCATCATAGAATACGTTAGCTCTGTTTTCATAACCAAACCTAGCGATCTTACGAACACCTGCTGTAAAAGAATAATCAAAAGGAGTTTCTAATACATCCGTTTGCAATCCATTAGTGACAGAATAAATATTGTCATCAGCTACAGAATTACCCCCACTAAAAGCTGTATAGAATGTAGCAAACTTAAATGTCTTTTTTAGAGTCTGTCCTTTTGCTTCTATAGATGTACCTAGCATAAACACCAGGATCATTATAGCAATATAAAGGATTGGCGTAAGATCTCTTTTATGCGTCATCACACTTCGAATCCAAGGTTTAATATCATAAATCTAAACTTACTTCCAAAGCTAACTTCTAGTATTGTAAGTGTTCCTAGTCTAAAAGAAAGCTCATACACTTCTTTTTTATTGCCAGCTTTCCAGCTGTTTATCCAATTAATTTTCATGACTTAATAATTTTTTTCTTAATAACTCTAGAGTTGTATTGTATAACCATTTCGTACACACCGTTTGAAAGATGTGATAGGTCTATAGTTTTATTAGAAGTCTGTATAACAGATTGACCTAAATAGTTATACAAAGATATTACTGCTGTTGATGGAGCTTGTATGTATAGCAATCCGCTTGTTGGGTTTGGGTATACATTATATATATCATCTATATCGTACACACCTTGCGGCCATCCTTGCTCACAGTACGAGTACAAATCCATACACGTTTCATCCCATGCAACCTCGCAGCAGTATGGGTCAATATCTATGATCCATGCGTAACAACCGTCATTCAACCAGTAAGGTTCTCCAGGCCCACCTATACAACCTGCATCATACAAACAAGCTTCCTCGTCAGAAGTATTAGCTAACTCATTGTAATTGAATGCATCAGGGTCCATACAGTCAACTAATACTTCAATGCACGAACCATTATCTGTATTGGCAAACTCATCATAGTTAAGAGCTTCTGGATCAGTGCAACCGTAAATGTAAGGGATACAACTAAAGTCTTCTGTATTAGCAGAGGCATCATAGTTAAGCATGCTAGGATCTGTACAACCATAAATGTAAGGTTCGCAGTTAGATGGATCGTACTCAGCATTTGCTGCAGGGTTGTAATTAAACATACTATTGTCAGTACACCCGTATACAAAAGGTTCACACTCTCCGTCATCAATATTTGCATTAGGATCATAATTATAAGCCCCTGGATCCATGCATCCGTATATATAAGGTATACAGCTATCATCATCTACATTAGCAGATGGTAGATAATTATATGCTAAAGGATTCATACACCCTAGCACCACAGGCACACAACCCTCATTGTCAACATTTGCTTCTTCGTTGTAGTTAAAAGCATCAGGATCCATACAGCCAAAGACAGCTACTGTTTCACAACTACCATCATCATAGTCAGCTTCATAACCCTGAATGTAATATTCTAGATAACCAGCTTGTGCACAGCCAGCTTGGTAGTAGCAACTGCCATCCTCTGTATTAACAGTAGAATTATAGTTCTGTGCAGCTTCGTCTGTACACCCATATGTATATGGCTCACAGTAGTTGCCACATCTTAAATAGGGGGTGTATACTTCATCAGGATGTATAGGGTTTAGCCATGGATTAGTTCCCTTCTCAAAGACTATATTTCCATTAGGACTTATTAGTTTAAATCCACATTGAGATACATCAGTGCTTGTGCCACCCTCACCAAAGAAACTACCAAACTGAACTTCGTAAAACTTAAACTCTACGTGTGTTTGAGAACTTACTGTTATATCATAGAAGGCTTGCTCTTCTGTGCATGTAAATGCACCGATAGGTTCGCCATCTTGCACAACACCTAGATAAGATCCATCCCAGCCGTCACCACCTCCATCAAATAACATGAGGGTATATTCACACTCAGGGATGTAGTCCATGATATTTGCTTCTGGATCATAGTTAAATGCATTCTCGTTAAGACATCCTGGAACAGCAGGAGTTACACATAAACTAGAATCATTGTTTGTAGCAAGAGAGTTAAACTCTAAGTAGTCTGGATCTAAACAACCAAATGGAGGATTGTCTGGAGGACATGGGTTTAGTAGGTTAGGCTGACTGATAGCTTCATATCCGTAGTCAGGATTCTGACCTTCAAACGGTAGTATACTGTATATAGTATTACCGCACTCCGTATACACAAGAACGTCTCCATCGGTAAATCCTCCTGTTGTAGATCCTGCGAGCCCGTCTCCAAACGTGTCATATATGTTAAATGTAAATTCTACTCCAAGCGGTATGCAGTATTCTGTTGTCACAGTAAGTCCCTCTGTCTGGTAAAAACCTACTTCTTCGCTAGCCAATACTATTGGTATACTATCTGTAGTAACTATCTCCCAACTTGTTTCCCATTGAGAATATGTATCTGCGGTTATACTTACATATACTTTTTGGGTAAATATATTACCACACTCTGATACTTCACCATACTGACAAGACTCCCCAAACTCACTTTCTATACCAGCAAAAGGATTATAGTTTGTCGCTAAAGAATCTAAACAGCCAATACCGCAGTTTGGATTTTCAACGATTAGTGTATCCATAATGCCACCAGGAGACTCTACTATAAAATAGTATTCATCATTAGATACAGGTGAAGACGGCACACCACCGTAAAAACTACCATTAAACCATTGACCGTATGGCACAAACTGTAGATTATCTAAGTCGTCACCCCTATAGAATCCAACTGGATTACATCCAGGATCAGGTACAGTCCACATAACTTGAAGCTGTCCCTGGTTTGGCGCAAATGGAAAGCAATCAATCTGACCTTGAAGGCCCTGAACGCCACAAGGCAAAGGAGGTAAGCTATCAGTAGGCGGTTGAGCAAAAACTAAACACGGTAAAATAAAAAGCGTAAATAAAAGTTTCTTCATAAAGCAAAGATATTAATTGTTACGGAAGATATTTTTCACCTAAAAGTCTACCAAGAGCTTTTGACTTTTGGTCCCCTATGTCTTTATTAAACGCACCTACTGCAGCTACGTAAACTCCTTTACCGTCGGCAAAGTTCTTATTATGAAGAAGAGAAGAACCAAAAATAAAAGAACCTACATACTGTTTTTGTCTACCAAATCCATCCATATCTACAGTAAATGATACGGGATTTATTCCAACTCCCGCTGAATCATCTGTCCCTCCTGATATAAATCCAACCTGACTCCCAATGCCGTTATATATAAACACATCGCCTGATGTTGCTAATTTTCTAACTACAAAAACTTCTGGAGTACCTGAAGTAAAAGGTTCTGTTATATCAAGTTTAAGATCAAAAGTTTCACCTGGATCTGAAGCAGCTCCTCCAGTGGTTCCTGTTGCTGTGTCTTTATCTACAATAGTAAATTTATTTACACCTCCGTCACTCCAATTTGCTACGCTAGGATCGCTGGTAGGAGTTTGAAAAGACATAACATAACCGTGATGAGTTTCTGAATTAACATCTACTCCAGATCCAATCGGAGGGTTAAGCCCGTCTGAGTCAGATATATCAATAAAAGTTTCTATAATTGTAGGCGGCTTACTAGGCATAAAGCCATCTTCATAAGCAGCTACTACATAGAGAGTCATATCATTCTGAGCAGAGTATCTGTTAGACAAACTTAAAAAGTGAGAAGATGAAGGGTCGCCGTCGCTACCTTGAGCTTGATCATCTTCAAAATATATAGCCCCTGTAGTTGTAAAAGGATTAGAAGCGTCGTCAGTGTCGTAAATAGGATCTCTAGAAGCATCACCACCACTTACAGCATTATGAGTAGAACCTTTTGTTCCGTTGTTAGTCCATGTAGAAACAGAACCTCCATTAGTAAACCCCTGTCCGTCAGCCTGAAAAGCTATCTCTGCATCTGCAAGTATAGTGTTTAATTCAACAGCATCATTAGGTGAAGATAATGTAAAGCCCTGAGGCTTCTTTACTTCAAGTGTAGTAACACCTCTTTCTAAAGAAGATGTAAGAGTTGCTAAAATATCAGTACTAGACGTAAATGATAGATCTACATTTTTTCTTTTAGGTGCTGTAAAGTTTATAGCCATTATGCATCGTAGTCTGTGATATCAGCATTAACAGTGAACTGACCAAAAAACCAAGTTTGATAAAAAGATGTTTCTGCTTTAAAAGACTGTATGTCATAAACATAACTCCCCTCTTGTATATTATCCATAGCTATAACACCACCCTCAATAGTCAAAGTGCCATCAGCAGCTCCTGTTGCAGTAAGACCACCTGGTATACCAGCAGAACTTAGTATAACATTATCTCTAGAAGATCTATCCGTAGACGTTCTAACATCCATATTAAATGTATAGTTAGCTGGGTTAATATCAACGGCATCTCCATTTGAATCTTTAACAGTAACAGTAAAAGAAAAATTATCTCCTTTACGAACAGTAATGTCAAGCTCTTGAGCTATATCTAAATTTAATGTAGTAGCCATTTTATTCTGATAATAATTGTGTTATAGTTTGTTCTAAAGAATCTTCTGGTTGTTCTTGTAATTCGCCTCTTCTATCCCTCCTTTGAGATATTAATTTTGACTGCTGAACAGCTTGCTTAGTAACACGTTCATCTTTTCTATCTTCCTTAAGAACTTCAATCTTTTCCTTAAACTCTTGATCGTCAGTTTTAAATCCTAACGTAGCCTGAGCTCTAATCATCTCTATCTCCTTACGTTGCTCATGAGTTATTTTACTCACCTCTATTTCTGCTTGAGCTTTAGCTTGAATCTTCTGCATTTCAATCTGAGCTTCAGCTTGAATCTTCTGTGCTTCCATCTGCTGCTTCATTTGCTCAGCTTGCATAGCCATCTGTTGTTGCTGCTGCTGCATAGCCATTTGCTCTTGCTGTTTTTTTGCTTGTCTCTTTTTTCTTCTTACCATGAGAAGTCTTTGAGCCTGATTAATATCTTTAAGATCTCTTATAGCTAATACGTCCTCCAAATCTATTTCTTGCTGCCCTAAAGAAACTTGTATCATTTGTTCTAAAGACTGTCTGTCTTGAGTTTCCATATCTTTTACAACCTTAACGCCAAAGTTATACATAGATAAATCATTAAAAGAAGACAAAACTTTCATGTTATTCTCTCCAATAGCATTCGAGTAAACCCTATACACAACAGACTCTTGAGGTAAAATCTGCAAACATTTTACAATGTCAGAGCAAACCTTCTTAAATAACATCATAGATGCATTAGTAATATTATAAATAGCGTTATTACTAGCCCTCATAGCTTGTTCTCTAACACCAACTAAAGAATCTGCTTTAGGAGTAGAAGCATCCATAACTTCATTAATTCCTGTAGCATCTCTAATCAAACGTAAGTAATGGTTGTATAGGCCTATAAGTTCATTAATATTTCTAATACTATTACCTATTTCTCTTACTGGTGGATTCTGAAATCCTCCTTCTGGGTTTTTACTTCTGTAATAAAATACACCAGTTTGTTCATATATGTCGTGCAGCTCTAATGGTTGAAGCTCACCCCCTTTACCTAACTGTACATTTTCTAAACCTTCAATATCAATAATCAAACCATCAGGTTTAGCCTTAGCTATAGCTTGCTGTATTTTAAGGTGTGTTATTTGAAGCATATCTGCAAAACCTATACAACTATCTACTAATGACTTAGGACACATTTCTTGCATGTTTACTGCAACTGCAGAGTAAGACATTTTAGCTTTCGATATATCATGAACATTCTTAGGAATGTTTTTCTTTCTACCGTAGTCAAATAAGTAATCACAACCTAAAACATAGCTACCCCCATAAACAGTTTCTACATTCATCTGGTGGGCTGTTCTGTCATATACAGATCCATGCTTCTCCTTGTAAGAATAACCTTTATAATAAAAACCTATATTTCCGTGTTTACTCTGTTTTTCTTCAAAGTGTATGCAATCAACGCCAAGAAATTCAAAGTCAAGCACATCAACCATATACTCATCATAACCATAACCAGTTACACCATTCACCTCATTGTAAAAACTATAGTTAAGTATAGAGGAATCATTACCATATTTTCCAGAAACTTTTTGAGCAATTTTTTCATACTCCTTTTCTGTAAGCTGATCTCCTGCAATTCTTTTTAATTCTTGTATACTTATTCTTTTAACGTGACCTGCATAAACAAGATCGTTCATACTAGGATCTTCAGTATAACTATGTACAAAGTTTGCTGGATCTACATACTCTGTTTTAATACCGTAGTTAGGATCGTTATTTCTTTTAACAACAGCCATCCCGCACGCTACTAAATCATTTACACATCTACGAAGAATATTATCATTAAAGTCGTTCCACTCTAATGTCATCATTGTTCCTACCTGAGCAGCTATCTCAGCATCAGTCTTAACGCTGGTCCCCATAAAAATTTCAGCCTCCTCTAATGTTTCTGGAATATCGTTTGGATCTCCATTTATTTCTAACCCATTTTCCTTAAGCTTCATCAGCTCCTTTTTAGCCATAACAGAAGCTTCTATTTTTTTCTTTTCAATATCTTTCTGAGAAGATGAAAGAGGATCTATTGCTTCTACGTTTGGCTGAGGGTTTCTAGATAGTATATTATTTACTACTATCTTAGCAAACTTAGGTAGTATTGGTACTGGAGTATAATCTAGATTTAATAAAGTACCTGTGTTGCCATTAGGGTCTAAAGATGTTAAAAGTTTTTTATATGGGGTTGTATCTTGAGTTCCGTTTGCATATTTTCTACTTCTAACAAAAGTATCTTTTTTGTTTTTAAAGACAGATCTTGAATCAGAAGCGCTTCCCCATTGATTTTCAATAGCTTTTGCGAACTGCTTCCCATATTCCTGCATAGCTTTTTCTTCAGCTTTTGCTAAGGGATCTGGAAACCCTTTGGTATTTTTCCCTTGTTTATTACTGCTATACATGTATTTTTAATAAGCGCATTATTTGCAAATATACTAAACGTATGATTATCATTAGTAAGCCTTAAATCTTCTAAGAAAAACTTTTTCAGAGTAATCAGACTTTTTAATTTTAGGTTTTACTTTTTGAGCTGCAAGTAAACACAATCCTGAACTTATGGTCAAGTCAAACTTTGTTCTGTTTGTTATTTGATACCCAATCCAATCTTCTAAAGTTTTATTAAAATACATCTTACCCATCTCTCCAGTATCGTAATTAATACCAACATGATTATGTATATAAGACTCAATCGCATGAGCGTGAGATTGAATAACATCCTGTGAGTTAGAAGGTATGCCTTTTGTTTTTGATTTTATTGTTGATGAATTAGCAGCTAATAAATGTCTAGGTCTGTCCATTAAATATCCATCATAACCTCTTGATTCAAAGTGTCTTGCAATACCATACTTATTGTTTTCAATTAATATGGGGTACCCGTAAAAAACAGCGGCCATAAGAACATCTTCATAAAAGATTTTTGCTAGAGGTGGGCGGGATGCATACTCAAGTACAAATGTATTTGATGGGTACTCCATATGAAATTTATTGTACAGGTGTAGCGCTCCCTTAGACCCTCGTCCATCGACGGTGGCATCAAGGTCGTAAGAGTCGACCCCGCCTACTCCTAGCTCTGCATTAGGTGCAATTTTTTTTCCTTTACTTAAGAGTTTTTGATTTCTTAGTTCTGCTGGAGGCATCCAAGCAACTCTGAACCTACCATTAGGATCTGGAGTAAAGATTACCTCGGTATCTTTTTCTCCTCCCTTCCAATGAAAGTTACCAGTTACTATAGGATTGGGAAATAGATCGTCGTTAAACTGTATCTGCTCGTATATTTTTCCTATATTAAATAAGCTGCCCTGTATACTGTCTCTAAAAGCTTCATCTGTTGTAAAGGGGAATTGCCTAACTATTTCATTCAACTCAGAAGCGTCGTGTTTGAGACTGTCCCTTTCATTTTTTAAATACTGCTTAGCTCCAATAGTTATCATTTCTCCATCTAGTCCTTTGACTTCATGTTCTGGAGTATTAACTACAGGCATGCCATACTTATCAAAAAAACCCTCTAGCGATTCTTGAGCTGGTATGAATAATCTATATAGTCCAGTTCTAGTCCTCCCATTCGCATTCCTCTCCAAGGGATTCGAATCCTTCCATAGATCCTTGTATTCTTTTCCACCCTTGTCCATTGGATTTACGGTGCTTCCTACTAGAGCTTTTCCGACGATTTTTCTTCCGACGATCAAACAAGTCCTCTGAATCCTCCAAGCGTCTCTTATGTCTGTTGGTTTTTCCCATTTTCCTGCTTCATCTAAATACAACATGTGTAGCTTTTCACCGTCGTATGCGTTGTTAGTTGTGTTTTTCCAATTAATAACTGTGTTTAGCGCTTCACCTACTTGAGATGTTTTATTGTTTTTAGTGATGCGCTTTGATGGCTCCCTAAAAGCTAACTCCATTCTTGGATTCGTTGTACCATCTTGTATCGGTTTAAAAAAGAAAGGATAGTTTCTAAACATATAAACTACCTTCTTCATAAAAATATTCTCCTGAGCATCCTTACCAGTCTTTGACTGTATGCCCATAAGCTTGTCTTTAACCTGCGTAGCTTCATCCACAAGAACAGAACTACAGATATTAGTGTACCCAGAACGGCGACACTTAGTATATAGCTGACCGATACAACGAGGATCAGACTCGCACGCAGCCATGTGTAAAAATATTTCACGTTGAAAATTTAAAAAGTATGGATATCCTATGTCTAACTTAGTCCACTGAAGCATCATGTAATGCCTCCCCGTAATATATGTAGGTGTACCGTTGTTATAAAACCAAAAACCCTCACGCCTACGCCTAAACTCCTCCTCGATATATGGACGAAACTTCTCTCTAAACTGTCTTGGCATTTCTGCCCACTCATCCATAGAACGAATACGAGACAGTTCCTTCGGCATAGGTATCCTTCTCCACACTTGCATAGAGTTTGATTCTTTATATCCGATAATGTCTTTCTTCGGCGGCCTTTTTGGAAGGCAAATGAGTAACCCACCGAGTTCGATAAGCTCACCTTCCGTACCGTTGGGACAAATCTTAACAGCAGGTTCTTCATATTCTTCTATGTCTAATAAATTATTCAAAGTCCTCTTCACTAAAGTTTAAAAACAATTCTAGTTGTTCTACTATAGGAACACAATCTTCTTCTATTATACTTTCAGCATATTTACCAGCACCCCACTCTCCAGATCTTCTTTCATCATAATGGTGTATAGAGTGACAGTTTGCACAAATAACGTCGCACTTTTCTACTTCAGCCTTTACAGTTTTAAAAATATACCCTTTACCTATAAGCTGAGCAACACTAGATTTTTTTTCGTCTCTATCTCTATGGTGTAACTGTAAACATCTTTTATCTTTTATTCCACACTCACAACAACCTTTTTGTTCTTTATACTTATCTACCCACTCGTATATCTTTCTTTTTTGTTCTGCTACATTTTTAGCTCTGCAAGGTATACAAGACTTAAAATATGTATTGTTATGAGCCCTGTAATAAAACTCAGTTAAAGGCTTTACTCTTTGACAAGTGTGACATCGTTTCATTTTGAGAATCTTTCAGCAAAGCCTCCACTATAGTCTTTTGACCCCTCTATTTCTCCTGTTGTTTTTAAATCCTTAATCATCTGTTCAAGCCTTTGCCTTTCTATGATTAACTCTTTACAATCAGTTGCTGTTTGTTTTATAGACTGAAGCTCAGCCTTTCTTGCCGAACCATTAATTTCTGGATCGACAGGTTTTTTAACCTCATCAATCATATTATTAATAGCCGCCTCCATGCTTTTCATAAGTCTTTCGGCAGCACTAATAGTTGTGAATTTATTCTTCGATGACATACAAGAAGTCCTCTGATCTAGTTCGGTAGTATTCAACCCCGTCTATTTTTATCCTATAGTCTCTATTTTTACCAATACCCACAACGTCTCCTACTTTAACGCCAAGGTAATCACAGTTACTGCAAGCATGAGTAATCCTACCTTGTGTTGGATTTTGTTTTTTATATTCAACGACTTCTAAAACATCTGAAGTTAAACTATCTTCTTCATCAACAGGTTGAAGAAGACACCAAGTAGATAGTGTATTTATCTCTCCAGTTTCTTTACATTTATAAGCAAAAGCTTGAGAGTTCATAGCAACTTCAGGATCATAGAGTACACTATAACAATCTTCTAATCCTGGTATAGGTTTACCACCTTGAACTACAACATGGTGATGAAAATAAAGAGTATCACCTTCTTTTACTGGGGTTTCAAACTTAAGAGGTGTTGCAACAACTTCGCCTCCCATTACTCTATGACGAAATTCGTCATACTTAGTTTCCATGTAGATCTCAGATTCTCCGATCTTCACGGTATCATTAAACTTCTTAGGAAGCTTAATGATAAAATTATACATACCTTTCATTATATTTTATTTAATACCCTCCTCCGCCGCCACCGACGCCGCCACCGCCGCCACTACCGCTAACAGTAGATCCAGCAGATACAGTTGAGACAATTGGTGAAGGGTTTCTTCTTAATTCGTTTTGTACACCTAAAACATAAGATCTAACCTGACTGTTAACTGGAGTTAATAAATCATGCTCTTCAGTCTTGTGAAAAGAGCCTACCATAGCTCCTTTATCTACATGAATATGAAATCCTCCTATATAGTTTTCTCCGTTAGGTAAAGTAAATTCACCTCCTGATGTGTATAGATCTGTTTTAGTCATTTTAAAAGTTTAAGTCAAATTCAACTATGCATGGCATATCGTCGATAGCTTTCCATAAAACTTGTGAATCGTCGATGCTAATATACACAAGATATCTTTTTTTATTATAATGGGCAAGATGTCTTTCATCTAAT